GACGCGCGCGCATTGATGGAGCGGGACCAGTCCCCTTCGAACTCGGGCCTGATGGAGACGTAGCCCCGGCCTACGAGGACACCGCCAGCAGCCACCGCGCACCCCCGTCACTGGTTCGCGGCGGGCCTCCCGAAGACGGCCGCCAGTTGTGCTGCCCCGGAGCCGTGACGGCCCCCGAAGCGGATAACGTTGCTCTTCTTCGACTCCACGCCCGGCCGCGGGATCGGGTCCGGCGGCTTCAGGCGGCCCGTGCGCTTCGGGTCGCCGTGCAGCTTGACCGTGGCGAACGTGTTCTCACGGATCGCGTCCACGGCGCTCGCAAGGAGCTGCCGGTCCAACGTCCACGCATCCTCGTCCGGCGTAGACCCGCGCACCGCCCTCGCTGTGGCCGAGTCGTGCGGCAGGTACCGCAGGAAGACGCGCAGCTCACGCCACGACATCTGCCCGCGGTACAGCTCCAGCAGCGACCGGCCGGGCCAGTAGTGGGAGATGTCCCACTCGACGGCCTCCCCGTACTCCGTCAGGAATCGGCGGAGGCCAGCGATTCCCCCGGCGCCAGACCGGACCGCTTCTGCCAGTCCAGAGCGATGACCTCGATGTCGCCGAGCTGGTAGCCGGCCCGGTACATCTCGCGCACCTTGTCCTGGCCGAGGGTCTCGGTCAGGACGCCGATCGTGTCGTTGAGGTCGCCGACGCGCTCCTGCAGTTCGAACGGCAGGGCACGCATGGGCGGCAGGGTGAACTCGACTCCGAACAGCTCGTAGTCGATGGGCTCCGGCAGGGCGTCGCGCTTCTGCTGGACGAGGGAGTCGAGGCTGACCCGCTCGCGTCCGGCGGGCTTCTTGCTGGTGGTCATGGCTTTCTCCTGCGGGTGAGCGGGTTGAACCCCGGCAGGCGCGACCCGCTTGCGTGCCTGCCGGGGAGTAGAGGGTTACGCCGCGGACCAGGCCGGGTCGTTCGACAGCCACACCGCGATCTCGGGGGCGGTGTCGGCGTAGGCGGAGACCGTCATCGGCAGCTGCACCGCACCCGAGCGGGCCAGCGTGATCGAGTCCCGGTTGGTGACCTCGCCGCGGGCGATGACCAGACGGTTCTTGATCGTGCCGTCGACCCACTCCAGGCCGATCGCCCGCTCATCCGGGGACGGCGCCGCAGGGATAGCCAGCTTGTGCACGCCGGCCGTCACGTCCGTCATCGTCGCGCTCGGGAAGTACAGGGTGATCGTGCTGGTCTTCAGCTCGATGCACGTGAACCCGAGCGTCATGTCGACGCCGGTCAGGACCTTCCGGACCGGGCTGAGGGACTGCCAGGCGTTGATGTCCTCCGTGTCGGTGGAGTAGGACATCTCCACCCCGTCGTCGGACAGGTAGCCCAGGTCCACCCAGCCCGTGCCCCAGGCGGAGTCCAGGTCGGTGGGTGCGGTCGTGCCCTTCGGGGCGATGTACACGGAACCGTTGAGACCAACGCGCACGTTGTCGGCGTCGTTTGCCACGGGATGCCTCCAGGCATAGCGAGGACCCGCACGGCCAGACGCCGACGGGTGAAATGGTCAGAAGGGGTGCGGGTTGGGTCGTGTTATGCGGGGCGGATGACCATGCTCATCACGAGCACGTACCGCGGGATCGTGTCCGTCTCGGCAGATGCCTGAAACGGCAGCCAGATCAGGCTGGTCTCGTCCACGCCGTAGATGCGGGCCGCGCCCTGCACCGTGCCCGACACGGCGATCAGCTGCGCGGACACCTCGGCGGCCAGGTCGCGGGCCTGCCCCTTGTCGGCGGCCAGAACGTCGATGTCCAGGGTGCGGTCAGCGGTCACAGCCTTCAGGCGAGAACCGCCACCGCCCAGCGTCACCGACACCACGCCAGCGGACAGCTTCGCCGTGAGATCTGCTGGCCATTCGGTGCCGACGTTCGTGCCGGACGGCAGGACGCTGCGCAGGTAGTCGACGGCGACCTGCTCGACGTCCGGCATCACCGTCGCCTGCAGGACGCCGCTCACCGGCGCTTACGGCCTGTCTCGGGCTGCGAGGCAGGCTCGTCGACGGCCGGCTCGGCAGGAGGCTGCTCCTGGGTGGTCTCAACGACCTCAGCGACGAGTCCGTCCCGGCGTAGCGCCTTCAGCGCGACGTCGTCGACGTCGATCTCCTCGCCGGGGGCGTGGTCCCCGTACCAGGATGCGAGCTTGATGCGCATCAGGCACTCCTCAGTGCGTCCAGGGCACGCCCCAGCGTGCGCGTCTTCGGAGACCAGCCTGTCTGCGGCCGGTCGTGGGATGTAGCCGGGCGGCCCGTGCCGAACTCGACCTGCAGCGCCCACGGGGCCGTTGCGCCGAACTCGGCCCGCCACCCGTTCGGCCGCATCGAAGCAGCGGAGTAGATGCTGGCCGCGTACTCGCCGTGCCGCTGCACGCCCGGGTCGTAGGTCGGGCCCGTGTATTTCGGGGCGATCGCCCGCGCCACGTCCGCGCCGCGATCCGCAACGTCCTTCAGCGCGTCCCGCATTCGCGGCTGCCTGGCCAGCTCGTGGAACATGGCCGGGTTGGGAACGAACCGGAACGAGGTACGGGGCATCAGGCCACCTCCCTCAGATCCGCTTCAACGTGGTGCACTCCCCCGCCCGGGGCGGGCCAGCGGGCCACCTTGCCGACGATCTGCATCGTCGTGCCCCACGCCTCAACCCGGTCGGTCTCCTTGAGGTCGACGTCCATGCCGCGCGGCGTGTACAGGCGCCAGCCGGTCACGGTGACCTGCTTGTCGTCGGTGTCCTCCGTCGAGCCGCCTGACGGCTGCACGTTCACTCCGGACACTGGGATGCGGGTGGCTCCCGCACCCCAGTCGTCCAGCTTGTTGCCATACCGGTCTGTCGTTGTCCCGGCGCGAACGATGATGATGTCCTGCAGATAGAGCATCAGCGGCTCCAGACCCGCACGCTGCCCGCGGTGCGTCGGTACCGGTCCAGCACCTTCTGCTCGGTACGCGACAGCAGCACCCCCAGGTACTCGCCGACTGCAGGGATCAGGTAGGTGACAGACTCGCCGCCCACCGTCTCCGAACGAATCCCGGACGGGTTGACCAACACCCGGTTCGCGGCCTGCATCACGATCGCCTGAACGTCGGCTGGGACCGGATCCCAGCCGTGCGTATAGCTGACCGTGACCTGCGGCGGACGGTGCGCGGCCGGAGGCTGATCCCACGACCATGCCCGCACCAGCACATCGTTGCCGTCCTGCCACCAGTCCTGCGTCTCGACCCCGTTGACGGCAACGGCGTCGATGTCGACGACCGGCCGCTGCGGCAGCGTCACCACACCGCTGCAGCGGTGCAGCAGCGGATCCGCCCGCCGCATCGTGAACGTGTCCGTCGTCGTCGCCCGCGTGATGTCCTGTCGGACGTAAGCGCGGACCACACTGGACGCCTGATCGAGCAGGGCCTGCGCCTGCTGCTCCTGCTCGGGCGTGAACGTGCGGCCGAGCAGGGTGGCGAGGTCGGCCACCGTCGCCAGCGATGGAAGCACAGCCATCCCAAACCCCCCTCCGTGTAGTCAGAGTTTGGTTAGGATCGACGCATGCGGATATGCAAGGTGGAAGCCTGCACAAAGAACGTCGGCCAAGGCGGCATGTGTTACATGCACTACCACCGGCAGCGGTATCACGGCACGACAGATCTCGTCCGTCAGACCTGGCAGGAGAGGTTCTGGTCGAAAGTCGACAAGAGCGGCCCCTGCTGGCTATGGACTGCCGCCCGAGACCGAGCCGGATACGGCCTGTTCGGAGCGACCGAAGCCCCAAGCAGGGCCGCCCATCGACTCGCCTACCTACTCACGCGAGAGGATCCCGGCGAGCGGCACGTTCTCCACCGCTGCGACAACCCGCCGTGCGTGAATCCCGCTCACCTCTTCCTGGGTGACGACGCGGCTAACCACGCCGACATGGCGAGCAAGCTGCGAAGCACCTGGGGAGAGAAGAACGCCCGAGCCAAACTGACGGCTGACCAGGTCCGCGAGATCAGGCGCCAGCTTGGCGAAGGAATCCCTCACCGAGTGATCGCCGAGGGATTCGGGATCTCCCGCCCGACGGTGTCGGACATCCTTCACCGTCGCAGCTGGTATCACCTGCCCTAGCGGGCTCGGGCCTCGTCGTCCAGCTTCTGCCGGACCGTTCGGGCGTGATCCGCGTCTGTCTCCGGAGTGGGCTCACCCGCCAGCACTCCCGGCACCGTATACGCATGCTTGTCGGTCGGGTCCACGGGCACGCCAAGGTAGCCACGCTCCTCGGCCTCGTCGACGACCTTCTGCACCTCCTGCTGCGCCTCATCCTTGGACGCGGCGGTCTTTCGCTCAGCCATGGGTCTGCTCCTCAGCTCCTGGCGACGGTGATACGCACCAGACCGCCCGGGTCGGCGAGGCCGGTGCCGTTCGCGATGGACCGCCACTGGAGCGTGTCGCCGGAGGCGACGACCAGGTTGGCGGCGGTCCCGGACAGGGTGACGGTCTTCTCGTCGTTCGCGGTGCCGTTGACGCCCGCGTCGAACGTCAGCGTCGCCACCGTGGTGGAGCCACTGCCGGCCTGGCCCTTGTTGACGAGGGTGACGGTGCGGTTGTTGGTGGCAGCGCCCGTGATGGCCGCCTCGGGCACGTACTGAACGGCTGTGATGGTGCCGTCGAAGGGGGCCTGGGCGATGACCGAGTCGTCGCTCGCCGCGGTTGCGGCAGCGGGAACATCGGCCTCGATGACCCGCACGAAGGGGGCGGTGGTCATGATGGTGTCCTCTCCGGATCAGTACTTCAGAACGGCGGCCGGGTACCGGTTCGCCTCGGTGGCCTGCTCGTTGTTGATCGGGTTGGACACCTGCCAGCCCACGCGGAACGTCAGGCGCACGGCGGTCATGTCCTGCTGCGCCAGGTTGAACATGATCGCGCCGGTGTTGTCCTGGATGACGGCCTGGTCGAGGATCTTCATGGTGATGTCCTGGCGGACACCCACCACGAAGTTCGAGAAGTCGCCAGCGAAAAGGCGCGTGTTCGTGCCGGCGCCGCCGCCCGAGGGGAACAGGCCACGCATGGCGTAGGCGACCGGGTAGCCGTCGATGGTCGCGAGGTCGCCGCTGGTACGGGCCTCGTCGAGCTTACGGCCCTGCGTGTCGCGCGCCTTGCGCAGCTTCGACTTCGCGCCGGTCGAGGCCACCCAGCCGTTCACCTCGTAGCCGTCGCCCTCAACCTTCTCGTACAGGTTGTCCAGGTCGCCGAAGAACCCGCCCTGCGCGGCCGTCGCGCCCTCGGTGATGCTGTTGCCCGCCGCGGTCGCCGCAGTGGTGACGTCCGACGGCCACGAGCTGGGCGCGTTGGTGCCGAAGAACACCGCGGCATCCAGAGTGCGGCCGAAGGCCTCCGTCAGGAGCGGCATCGCCTCATCCCAGATGTTCGCGTCCACGTCGGCGAGGACGTTGTCCGGCACCGGCATGATCGTGGCGATCTCCTCGATGTTGAGGAACTTGTTCGCCCAGGCGACCTCGGTGGTCTGCTTCAGACCCGTGTCGCCGCCGACGAAGTACGCCACCGGCAGCGCCGACAGGACCGGGAACCGGACCTGCGCCCGGCCCACGGGCACGCGGCGGAACATCGACAGCACGGCGGACTGCTCGGTCGCCTTGCCGAGCATTTCGTTGGAGACCTCTTCCGGGATGAGCGCCGAAGCGTCCGTCCTCGAGGTCACGTTGTTGTAGGCCATGGTCCGGCCCTCCTCCTCGGATTACCGGCCGGACCTCGCCGCGCCGGGGTTTGTTCAGCCCAGGCCCGCCTTCTGGCGGATCAGGGCATTCATGTCAGT